GGAGCGACCTTCAGGCTAGCCGTGCTCATTTCAGACGATACCGGCCCGTGGAAATTCCTGAGCCGTTTCCGATCGTGGCTAAAGCGCGAGGAGCGCAAGAATCCCGTGCTGAAGAAATCCGATGCAGCGCACGGCGTGGAATGCCTTCGCTGCTCATCGGTTCACATTGCGCTTGCGGTCTCCGCTTACGCTGCGTTGCGTCATCGAATCGAAAGTTACGTCACGATCCCGGCTGATATTTTCCTGAGCGCGATGGCGTTGTCGGCAATCGCAATCCTCCTGAACCGGATACCAAAACGATGAACGAGGAGATTAAAAATGGCAAACTCGAAACCGGAGGAAAGATGACAATCCGCGACCACTGGGACGATTACAAATCACACTGCTATCCAAACGGCGTGTCCGGACGCCGGTTGACAGAGGTTCACCAAGCGTTCTTCGCCGGCGCGATGATCATGATGGAGGAACTTCAAAAGGTTGGCGGGCTTGCTGAACAGGACGCGTTGAAGGCTGTGAGGCGGCTCTCGGATGAGGTTTTTGATGCCTGCCTCGCTCGGGTTAAGCAGCTTGACGCTGGAGATGTTATGAATAATTGACAATGAACACGCATCTTTTGGCCACGAACACGCATCTTTTGGCCACGGAAATCGTCACCAAAATCCGCAACTCCATGCAGGACTCCACTCTCAATCAGGCGATGATGGTGGAGAACTTGATTCGCGACGCTTTCAAGCAAATACTGTGGCGCGCCTACATTCAAGACCCCTATCGCGACGCAGTCGCCATGCTGCGCGAGATGGAAATGCCAGAGCCAGCACAACATCTTGAACAGCGGATTGAGTCTATCGTTGACACGAAGCAAGGGTCTTGATACGATAATTTTGCCATGAGCCACCAGATCAAACTCCCAAAGAAATACCGCTCTCAGTTCGCGAAGGCAGGGAGCCGTGGTGGCCGTAATGGCAGTAAGGCCGACAAGATTCGCGCGGCGCTGGCGTCGGCGGAAGCGCGCGCTGTCCGGATCAGATTCAAAGGGGAAAGCCTCAGAGTTGCGGAATGGAGCGAGAGGCTTGGAATTCCGCGTGCCACAATTTGGGCGCGGTTGAGGGCCCACCTGCCGGTCGAACGAGTTTTGAAAACGAAAACCAACAGTCAACCCACCAAAAGAAAAACACCAACACCATGAATCCAAACAATCCAAAATCCAGCACCGCCGTTGTTGCGACGAAGCCGTCGGCAATCAACCTCATGGCCGCTCGTATGTCCGTAGAGCCGGCCAAGCTGTTTGAAACCCTCAAGTCCACCGTGTTCCAAAAGGCCACCAACGAGGAACTCCTCGCGCTAGTTGTGGTCGCCAACGAGTACGGTCTCAACCCGTTTCTCAAAGAACTGTACGCGTTTCCAGCCAAGGGAGGCGGCATCATCCCAATCGTGAGCGTGGATGGCTGGAACAAGATGCTGAACCGCCAGCCCGATTTCGACGGCATCGAGTTCGAGGACAACCACGACAACGAGGGGAATCTCATTTCATGCACGGCGACGATCCACATCAAGAACCGCAGTCACGCCGTGAAAATCACCGAGTATCTCGTCGAGTGCAAAAGGAACAGCGAGCCGTGGAACAACATGCCGCACAGGATGCTCCGAAACCGGACCCTGTGCCAAGCCTCGCGGGTCGCGTTCGGATTTTCAGGCGTCCGACATGAGGAGGAAGTCATCGAGATTGAAGCCACGGCAATGCCTATTGAGCAGAAGGCGTTGCCAGCCAGTCCGCCGCCAAAGGAAGTGAAGCCGGAGGATGGCAAAACGCCGCAGGCTGAACTCGAAGCCCTGTGCGTCACGAACGGATTCACGTTCGACATGGTGCTGCGCTGGGGACGCGAAAGCGGAAATATCGAGAACACCGATTCCCTGCCAAGCTTCGCCGAAATCCCAACCGATGTCTGCCGCCGACTGCTCCGCGCGCCGGCTGGACTGGTGAAGCAACTGCAAATGGTGAAGGAGGGGAAGTAATATGGATAATCCTGAGAACTCGCTGATTCTGGCCTCGACCAGAGCCTTGCCAATTTTCGAGTTTAACATTTCCGCCAAGGAAGCCAAGGCCCGCGCACTCGAAAAGTCCGCTCTCATCGCCCGTGTCACCGACCGCGACAGCAAGGTGCTGGCCGTGCGCGCGCAGGAGGAACTCAAGCGGCAACTCAACGCTATCGAGAAGGCCCGCAAGCAACTCAAAGAGCCACTCCTAAACGCCGGCCGTCAACTCGACACGCTCTGCGCCGCGGAATCCCTTGAACTCGACAAGGAGTTTGGCCGGGTGTCTGCCGCGGTCAAAGAATTCGACGATGCCGAGCGCCGGCGCGTGGCCGAGGAGGAGCGGTTGCAGCGTTTGGAGTTGGATCGCATCGAGCGCGAGAAGCAGGCGGAGTTGAAACGCATTGCCGACGAGCAGGCGAGGATTGATCGCGAGGCTAAAGAGGCGCAGGAGGCGGCGGCCCGTGCGGCCAGAGAGGCGACGAACGAAAAGGAGCGCGCCGCCGCCGCCGCAAAAGTGGCTAACGCCGAGGCGTCAAGGAAGGCCGCCGAACAATCCGCCACCGCCAACGCCGAGAAGGTTAGGCAAGTCGAGGACACGGCCGCCGCCGCCGCCTACGTCGAGGGTCGGCCAATTCAAATCACGCGAGTCGAGGGTCAGGTCAGCCGCAACGTGTGGAACATCACGTTTGTTGACGTGTTCGAGCTTGCGCGTCACCGCCCCGACCTTGTGAACATCACACCGCGAACCGCCGAAATCAAGGCGGCACTTGCTGCCGGCCAAACCATTCGAGGCGTCAAAGCGGAACTGGAGACCAAGCCGGACGTGCGCGTCGGCAAGGACAAGAGTTTGATTGAGGTCTGATCTTCGCAGAGAAACACCAACACAGCCCCGCCCCAATCCCAAGGCGGGCGGGGCTCCCTAAAATTAGTGGAACTCAAAAAACTCTGCGGCCTTCATCGCAAAGCCGCGCTAGCCATCATGGACGATAAATCTAACGCCGAAGACCGCGCCGACCAACTCGTCGAGGCATTACGTCACATCATCTGCTGCGCTGTTCTGGTTGAGATGCCCGAGGCGGACCTGCTAGACATCGCGCGACGCTACGCGATTAAATGAGGCGTGAGCAAATCAACTCCAGTCTGCTCGCTGTTCTGCTCGCACTGCAAAGCTGAATCCGCGAAGTCGCTTCGGCATTACGACAGGGATCACCCCAGAAACTATCTCGACATCAAGATTGTCCGCGCGACGGCAAGTGGGGCAATTTGCGAGTGCAGGCGATGTGGCCGCCGTTACGCGTCTCGGTCAATGGCGGCCAAGCGCGCAGCGCGGAGACTCACTTCACCAGCACAAACCTAGCTGGCAGCTTCTTCATCGGCGCATTCCGCCGCGTTACTTCTCCGACGATCCCGGTCTCATCCGGAAGCAGCGCGAGCCCGCCGGCCCATCCGTCGCAAATAACAGCTTTGATGTACGGCGACTGGTTCACGGTGTTCGTGCCAATCGGCGCCGTCGAAGTTTGCAGGATGGACAGGATGACGTTCACGATCACTTTCGTGTCTGGTTTCGCTCCGGCTGCATTCGCGATGGCGTTGGCGACATCCTCGATCGTCGCGTCTGGATTGGACGCTACGTTACACGCCGCCGGCTGAATCTGGCGCATATCGGCCGCGAGTTTGCCGTTATCTTTTCCCGCCTCGTAAACGGCCAGTGTCGTGAGCGATGCTGCGGTTTGTGGAGTGATTCTCCCGGCGCAACCAGCCAACAGGATGATCGAGGTGGCGGCGACCGACACCAGCAGTTTGATTTGGTTCTTCATTTTCTTCTTTTTTTTATTTGCCAGCTTCAGTCGCCAGCGGTTTCGGTTTTTGTTCTTCCGCAACGTGTCAACGTAGGCTCGAATATCGGCTATCGCCGTTTGGTCTCCTTGGCACGCCGCGCAGTAAATTCGTTTGCAATGGTTCCGAAGTGTCCATCTCACCTTATGGCCCGATTGTTAATCCGCGAACGTCGCTCGGAATCGGGGGTGTCTGAGCGACGTTCGAAGGGAGCGATTCGCCCCACCAATTCGATGCGACTAAATAGAAATACGCCTGAATCGGCTCTATGTTGCTGATCGTTATGTTGTGAATCTCACCTGAAACGGTTGCGACCAACTTCCAGTCAGTGAGTGGCGTGGAAATATCTGTCGTAGTGTAGAGCTTGAATAGGTCTGGCGCGCTGTTTGTGGCCTGATCCCACTGAAGTCCGATTGTGCTCCGGAAGGTTCCAACTGGTCCGGCTGTTTCGTTCGTGCCTATCTCCGATATGCTCGCCTTTGGAGGAACTCGGTAAAACTCTTGCGCTGTTTTGGACGGGTCTGGAACTGGCGGCAACTCTCCGTCAACTTTAACCCACGCCCGCCGCAAGTGAACCGAGTTGGTCAGAACGGGCACGGCGTTGGTCACAGGGGCGGTACCGGGAAGATTGTAAACGTGGGTCTGTGTCGTAATTGTGCTTCGGACGATGTCGTCGCCGACCGGCGTCAGGAACGCGTCCATCGTATTGGTGGACCACAGAACCATCACGGCAACCTGAAAGAGCGTGTTTGTCATTTATCAATTTACTACTAATTTACTACTGATTGATAGTTCCGCCCGCCGCAGTGCATTACGCGGCGGGCGGAAGTGGTGATTACTTCTTGCTGAGGGCCGGAGGATCGGGAAACACGCCAAACTGGTCAGCGTTCTCGAATGTGAATTTCTCAGGATTCCCACCGAGAGAGACTGCCTTTCCGGGGACTTCACCAAGCCTGCGAACCGTCACGAGCGTTGTCAGCACTTCGCGCTTGGCGGGATCAAGGTCGGGATCACCTTTGATTTCCACGTTCGCAATACTGCCTTCTGCGTCGAGAGGCTTGATGTCCACCCAAAGGCCACTCGGACCACCAACCGCGACCTCGGCAGGCGTCGGGGAATCAGAAGTGACCAATGCTATAAGCGGACCATCGAGCTTGGCGGGTTGCAGCTTCTCGTTGTACGGATCGAACACCAGTCGGGCGATCTTGCCTGCCGGCACGTCTATTCCGATGTTGTTGTCTGGCATATTTACCTTTTTCTCCGGCTGCACGAATCGAACCTCGGCGACGTGCAACCGGATGTATCGCGTTGGCTGTTGGTTTACTATCAGGGTGGAGAGATGTTCCTCCATGTCCTGCAAATCTTTTCGTGACGCGCAGCAGGTGTGCGTCACGAGCCATGCGTGTAGTGCCTTGAGCACTTTGGTTAGAGCGCGTTCTTCATGGTCGCTCATGTTAAACGTGCGGAGTCTGAATACTTATGATCTTCGCCCACAGACCGGTGGCCACCAAAAAATAATACAGAGCCACCCCGATGATGACGACGTTAATGAGAAACTTGTAAGGCTGGTCAATGGACGCGCCAAACTTTTTGTTCACTAGCCACGCTGCCCCGCAGCAAATCAACAAAATCACGATCAAAGCCAAAGCTGACATTATATTCCATTCGCTTGTTCATCACAACAATACCCCACTTCGTCCGGCTTGTCTCTTATTCGTTTTCGTGGACGCTGACGAAGCTTTCGCAGTCGAGAAGGCAGCCGATCGCGTGGGTGTATCTTCTTCACGGCGTGGCCTCCACCCCGAGGCTAAGTTGTGCCGCCACAAGGCGCGCTCTTAGTGTCGCTAACTGGGCCACCTCTTGTTGATCAGGCGTGCTTGGGCTTTGGTGCTCTGGGATTACTGGGGCGATTAAAATGAGTGGTGGCGCGCCCTTCGCGGCCAAATCACGATTTATGAGAGACTCCAAGTGCTTTAGCGCATCCCTCGCGATCCCTTTGTACGACTCCCGTTCGGAGGTAAGCGCCCGGATTTCCCTAGAATTTGATTTTGAAATATGATGGAAAAGATAGGAGATTACGCCGGAAAGAGCAGCAACCAAAGTGCCGACTACGCCAAGAGCTTCTGTCGAAAAAATGATGTCAGCGATCAAGGTATTCTCCATATTGAAAAAGCGATGGTTGCGCCTGCTGCACCATTTGAATTACGCATTTGTCTGAACTGGCGGCGGCGATGGCGCGGTCACCTTGTGCCATGTTGGTAGAAATTGCAAATTCTCAAGCGTGCATTTGGGTTGAAACTCATCCTTCGACCACGGTTCTCCTAAAAATGGTTCGCTCGTCCACACACCGGGGTCGGGAGGGAACTGGCGCTTTCGCACATATTGAGCGGTGGCGTCCAGCGGTGCGTAGCACTCCTGATACACGTTGGACGACGGCTGGCGCTCAACCGTTGGGTTGAATTGAAACCACTCAACTTTCTGCTGCTTGTCCTCAACGTACTCCCGCCCAAAACGGCGCCATAGGGGCTGAATCGGGATTGGGTCAATTATTACTGCTTCCATTTGGAATCTTTCTTTTGATGTGAAATCGCTTCACGGCAAACTAGCAGCAATGGCGATGATCTGGTTCTTTTGCGTGGTACTGAGAAGGCTGGCGTCCGTCGCGGCGGCGGCGGAAACCTTCGCCATCGCTGCCCCCAAATCGTTCGCGCTTTTTTCCGCCACATGGCTTTGCAGCGCACCCTTGGTGGTGTCTTTAAGCCAGCCGGTGAAATCGTTCGTGGTCAAACCGCTCGACTTGGCATAGTTGAAGTACCATACCAAGGAATCCACGGTGAGCGCGTCTTTGGCGCTGCCGTCTTGCTGGAATTTGATGCTGACGCTGTTGGTTGAATCCCCGGCGATCTCGGTCGTCAGCTTGGCGGTGATGTTCGTAACTCCAGCGTGCGACGATGGCGCAATTAGAAAGGCCAAGGAAGCGAGCAGAACAGATAGTGCGATGTGTTTTGTTTTCATTATTATGGTCCGGATATTAGGTTTGTGGATAGTTGCGTGATGGAATACAGAGCGCCATTGCTTGACGCGACTTTGACTTGGCCGGCGACGGGAACGAAGTTCGCAGCGACGTAGTTGGTCAACAGGCTGAAAAAAGTAGAGGCATTCACCGCGCCGTTAGTAATCACAACCGTGTTTCCGGTTGCGTTTGTCGAGTAAAGTTGATTCGCTTTGAAGCTTGCGAACTCTGTCTGATTTGTTCCTGCCATCAGGTCCAACTCTGCGTAATTATTACCGTTTGTTTTAGACCACGGAACAAGCATCGGCCAGTTTGTTGAAGCAGCCAAACCCGAAGCAGCGTTCACACCACCAAATAGTAACTTGAAGTAACTTAAACCTGATCCAAGCGGAGCCATAATGCCAGCCTCCGGAGAAAAGATTGATAACCGACTTATCAAGATCAACGAGGACGCTCCACCAGCGGTCACATTGTTTCCAGATGTGACCGCACCGCCAGTGATAGTTCCAGACGCTGTCATTGTGGGTGCAGTTACCACACCCGCCGATGTTATGGATGAAGTTTCAACCGAATTGGAAACGCTTCCGAATACCTTCACGTTCACGCCGTTGGAGGGAGATTGAATGTAGGTGTATGTCCCAGCCGCTGCCGCGTTGGTGAGCATTACAAGGCCACCCCCGTTTAGATTCACATTGGTTACGGCGCCATCTGCCCCAATATCGGTATAGTTCCCAGTCACGCTATTGGTGACACGCATGAGGCCATTGGCCGTAAAATTTCCAGCAGAGAGGTTTGTAAATCCACTCACCGTACCGCCATTCACGCGCATAACCCTCATCCCTCCCGCCGCTGACGAATCACCGAATATCCCAACTGCTTGAGCACTTCCGGATATTGTTGCCCCCGGCTCGATGGCGTAACCGCCGCTAGTTCCGGCAACAGATATGAGATTGGCGAAGCTGTAAATATCGTAAAACCGGCTGCTCGGAGCACCGATTAAATTCCCACCAGAACCCAAAGAAGCCCTGCCGCTACTGTTCACCGAAAAGACGCTGACGTTATTCGACGAATAATCTATTACGTTTCCGGTAACTCCATTCTGGGCTCCATTGATCACGATCTGCGTGTTTGCGACATTTGCGTTTGTTGAGACGATTCTGCCGGTTACCAAGTTGGTGCTTCCAAGGCCGCCAAGTCCATCGACACGAGCAAGCGAGACTCGGTTTGTCCACTGTCGCAATGTGCCGTCTGTCGCCAAAACATATCCAGCCGTAGCGGTGCTGGCCGACACCGTTCCCATAGGAAGGACGCCACCTGAAATTACATTGCTGGCGTAAGTGGTTCCGGCTGCCAAGTTCGTGAGTCCAGCTCCGTTTCCGGTGAAAGCGCCAGCGATTGAGTTTGAGGCCGTGAACACATTCTCAGCGTCCTTAAGAGCCACATTTGCCGAGAGTCGGGCGTCGGCGACTGATCCAGTCAGGTTCGCCGCGGGCAATGGCGCGTTTTGGACCACGTTTGTCGCAAGACTCTTTACGACGTTGGTCGCGGCGGCCGGCGCGTTTGTTGTGGCGAAGTTGTTCCAGATTTTCACGACGGCTGCATCCGCGTGAAAAACGAATGCTGCCAAAATGATTGCGACTGCTAGTCTCATAGGCGCTGCTCCCATCCAGTGTTACTGCTCCCGCTGGAAGTTTTGATCCAGACCGACCCGATGGCATCGTAGAATATCGCGGGCCGAGTTGCGGTCTGGACGCCATTTGGGTCTCCAGTTCCGAAATAAACCTCGGTGGCGCCGCCCCCTCCGCCGCTGAAAATGGTCCACGTGTCTCCAGACTTCACGTAAAGATCGCCGGTCGAAGTATCAACGTAGGTCTGGCCATTGCTGCCGTCAGCGTCGTTAGGTGGACCAACTCCAGAACCGCAACAGCGGCTCGAAGGCGGATACGGCGCCGGCGCGGGATCGCTCTCGCCGACGAAGTTTCCATATTGATCCTGTGCCATACCCGATGAGCATACCCCATGAGGAGCGCTGGCGGGCGGTCAGGCAGATTTTACTTCCGATGGAATATCTGTGACTTGCGACCCGCCATTATTGGCAGGTTCGGACACACGTCGCTCACGCCCGTCTGAGACCGGCGGGAACCCGTAATAATTGTTCTGCGTAGCCTTTACTGGAGGCTTGTCGCCTTCTTCCTCTGGCATGTCGAGATTGCGCGCAGTGGCGATGGCGACCTCACTAAGACGGGCAAGGGACATGCCGCACTGTGTAACGACGGTCAGGCAGGCAGCCCGGGTTCGGCCGTCGAAAGCTGGATCCTTGCTCATCTTGTTCGCGGTTTTCTGAGCCATCTGGATTTGCTCGGCGGAATTTGCGGCGTGGATGAGCAAGACTTTGCAGGTGATCCGGGTGTTGAGGTATGCCTTGGATTTTCCGTTGGCCAGAAGCCGCATTGCAGCCTTCTTCGTGAGCCCGAAGGCTTTCATCTGCTCACGGTCAGGCAGGCTGCTTGACATGTCCGCAGCCGCCGCAGCGTCGGCGGGTGGTTGCGGTTTGCCCACCGGATTCAAGCCCGCTGATTCTTGTGAGGTGGTCTGGCCATCCAAAACTGTCGTCTCCATTTGAGTTCTCTCGAAACCAGCAACCCTTCTCAGGAATGGCTGCCATGTGGACAACACTGCAATGACACCCCATGTCGCGCAAGTCTTTTGAAAGCGGGCTTCCGCAGGTTTTCAGCGTCGGGTGAAGAAACGGGCAACGAAAGCAGGTGCGCACGCGGCCGTAATAAATCCACTTCGGCGTGCTCACGGGCTCACGCGCCCACCGCAACCACGTCTTGAACGCGCCAGAGACGCGCGGCCAGCTTTCGAGAGGCCGTGAGAGCGAGAGCAGGGCGGCGATGAGCAGGGCGGCGCTGAGGCGCAGCTTGAGGCGCAGCCCGCGGCGCAGCCGATTACATCGGTATCGCAATGACCGAGCTTTCATTTTGGTTTTCGTCGCGGGACGTTCTCATCTGATTGATCATCATTTCTTCAAGCTCGTCGTAGGACTCGCTGGCAATGCAATACATCAGACTGTCGAAAGGGTGCTTGTGGACGCTGCCCTTCTGAATCGGCTGCAAGCCGCTCTTTCCGGGCCGCATTGACCGGCACATCTCGATCGTGCGCGGGCATTTGTCGTTGCTGAATCGAATGCGACCCTCGAACAAAAGCTTCCTCAAAAGCTGAATGCGCTGCTGCACGCTGCCCGGCCCGCGATCCGCGGCCCGCAGAACGACCGAGCCACCGGATGCCTCGTAGATGATTTGGTGGTACAGCTTTTTGTGGCGCGGCTCCTTGCGGTCGAACACAGATCGGTCGCTCCAGAATTCCCACTCAAAAGGTTTTCCCTCGCGATCTTCCCACCACTCCATCAGTTTCACAGCTTCCTCGGTGAAGTCGTCGAGGCTGTGGTCCTCACCCGTGATGACAAGCTCGTCGAGGACTTTGAAAATGGACTTCACAACTGCTTTTCCACTCGGCAGGTAAATCTTTCCCTCCGTCTTTTCAACGATGCAGAAGGCGCTGTTCACGCCGTCTCCGGGATCCCATCCGGTCGGCATTCGAGACGTTGACAGTTCGGGGACGAGGATTTCCGGGTCTGGATTTCCGGGAGTCTCGATCTCGCCAACGACATGAAACCTCGGCCTGAAAACCTTTGAGAAAAGGGCATCCGTGCTCGCTTGCTTCCATAGACCCTTGATGTACCGGTCGTGCAGGTCTGGATCGCTAGCATACGTCGCCTCCAACCGCTCGACGCGCGCCTTGGACAGAAATACGTTATCCGAAATCTGGAATTCGAGAAGACCAAGCGACGCCTTGTAGCTTTCGAGCGCGCTCTCCGAGAGGATCGGCAAATCCCGTTTGTTGGCGTATTGGCAGTATTCATCGTAGTTGAGCTTGGGAAGGATGAACCACTGGAAATAAATCCAGCTTTGCTCGCCATCGTCTGACGGGTTGGTATCGGCCAGAAACAGGAACTTGTCGTCGGTCAGGTGCGGCGCGCGCAGGCACTCGCTCCAGATGTCGAATGTCTTTTTCTCGCGGAAGTGAGAAAGCTCGGGGACATAAAGCGCGGTAAACTCACGGCTTTTGAAGCGGTCCTCGACCTCGCGCTCGATTTTTAGCGAGTCTAGTTGGAATTCAGAAATGCCGCCGAAGGAATTCGTGACGGAGCAGCACGGGCGCTTCGTGACGTTCTGCGTGTAAGGCTTCCGCGCCCATTTCATCCCCATGCCCGACTTGATCCAGCTTGGTATCGTGACCTGAGTGAGCGATTTCCAGACACCTGAGTCGAGGCCGGTTGACTGGCTGATGGCGCAAATTGAGATGTTCCCGCGATCAGTGCGCCAAGCGTGATCAGGCAGGCAGTGAAGCGAGCATTGAGTTTTACCGGTCAGACGTGGCCCTGAAAAGAGCACGAACTGCTTCCGCCGGCAAATCTCCATCCCTTCCTTTTGCTTTGGAGAGATACTGAACGCTTCTGGCATGGTGTTTGCGATTTCGGTTGCAGCGAGCCAATCTTGCTGCTTTAGTGCATTAGTAATAAACGCGCTACCCGGGGCGCACGCAACCGAAAACACTGAACCACACTGTCATTTATGGCAATTGCCAACCTCCAAACACGAAGCGCCGAAGGCACTGACCCCGGCGCCGTGGATAATCGACTCTCCCTCGATCCAAACGACCGGCGCTGGAAAAAGATGCTGGCGAAATGGGAAGATGGCGGGAGGTATCACGTCACCATCGGCGGCATATCATTGGAGATGGACCAACTTTCGCCGGGTGAGTTTGAGATTGTCGGCGGCGAGGCAGAGGAGGAAGTGGAGGGGGATGACGAGGAAGCCGCGCCAGCCAAGCCCAAGAGCTACGGCGGCAAGATGAACAAAGCCGTGCGTGGGATGATGGACGAGGAATGACCAATTCCACAAAAACTGCGCCAGTGAAAACCTGTCCTCAATGCGGCTCGGGCTTGGAGCAAGTGACTTACACCAACGGCGAACTGGAGATGCTTTCAGAAATTCCAAGCGACTCGTTTGTTATCGAAATACGCCAGCCAAAAACTCGCGTGATGATTCGCTGCAAATGCGGAATGAGGGAGCATCACGGTTGATCTTGCTGAACTAAAAAAACACGTGAAAGAACTCAAAATAATCGGACCAGCCAAAGTCCTCGGCGTTGAAAAATGCGGCTTGGGAAGCGGCGTGACGTTTGCCTGCCTGAAGCTTAAACGCCAATTCACCGCTGAAATTCGAGAAAGCCTTGCTCGTGGAGAGCGCGTCTTTGTGAGAGCGAAAACAAAGGCTAAAGCTGCGGCATGATCTCCCGACGATCACTGTTCAAGCGACTCACCGCGTTCGCTGCTGTTGTTGCGGTCGCGCCGCAGATTGCATTTTCAAGGCGATTTGAAGCGCTTCTACTTCCTGAACGACGTTTCGAGGTTGATTCCACATACTCTTGCGTAATCGTGCGCGCAACACCTGAGACAACGCTCCACTCGATGACGTGGAATGCAATGTTTCCAGAAGGCTGCCCCGTGGTCGAAAGCTTTTCCACATGAGTTACGACCTTTCGGAACTCAAAAAGCGCGGCGTCTCCAGCGGGGCATACAAGGAATTGTTCACGGCCCCTAAGAAATCGCCGAAGATTCAAAAGTTGGTTGACACCATTTCCCAGCGCATCGTGGACGGCCGCGAAGCCAATCTCGCCGACTACCGGCTTTACTGGGCGATCGACCTCGCGCATGAAACGCCATTCGCACAGACCACACCGACGCTCGTCAGCAACCTCCTGAGCAAAAATCTCGACGCGAAAGGGGTGCTCGACCAATTGGAATCGTGGGGGCTTTCCGAGAAGGAATTATTCCTGTCCGTAGATCAAGGCGACGGCACGGTCAAAAAATACCTCAACCCGCCGATCTTCTTTCAAATCCTCATCCCGATCGTGCGCGCGTATCACATGGCGAAGACGGCGCGCATTTACAACGAGCGGGACACGAGCCCGCTGTTCAAATACCGTCCGGCAAAAAATACTGACGCGAACCGGGTTGCCTGCGAAATCTGGACGGATATTTGCGACACGACCACACAGTGGTATGGCCACACCGAGTACCTTAAGCAGTTCATCCAGCAAATCCTGAAGTACGGGATTTGCGTCATGTTCCCGATGGAGGAGTGGCATTGCGAGAAGCAGGTTGTGGACGGGAAGTCACGCGTACAGAAGGAGGGTCTGCGCTACCACCTGCCGCACCCGACTCGCATGGGGATTGATCTTAACCATCCAGCGCCGACGATCAACACGGACACTGGCTGCGAATTTGGCTGGCACTGGGACGTGATGCGCTACGGCGACATTCTCGACAATCGGATGCTCTGGAATCGGAGCGCGATTACGTTCGGCACGAACTGGATGGACAAGCCGATGTACCGGCAATACTTCAACGAGGTTTTCCCGTGCCGGCTGAAGTTCCCGACACCGACGGATCCGACCGCAAAGCGCGAGGACAAGGCAGCATACTACGGCACGAGCCAACGTGATGCCGCGGTATTCAAGACGGAGTTTTTCTGGAAACTCATCCCGAGCAACTGGGGCTTGGGCGATTACAAGTACCCAGTATGGCATCGGTTCACGGTCGCCAGCGACGACACGATTCTTTGGGCGGCGCCGTGCGCGTACAACCCGATGATTTTCGGTGGCTATGATTTCGACGCGCAGGCCGGCACGCCTTCGAGCTTCAGCTTGGAGACCATTCCGTGGCAGGACCACCTTGGGAATATCCTGAGCCAGATGATCCTCACAGCGAAGCAGAACTTGGACAACACGATTTTCTACGACAAAAACATCGTCACAGAGAAGGACATCAAATCTCAGGAGAATCTGGGCGAGCGACGTTACCGTAGCCGTAACTATCTCGGGTACGACTCGCTGAAGATGGCCCGCGCTGGGCTCGACGTGAAGCAGGCGTTCTTCTCGCCGCAGTTCCAGTATCGCTCCATCGTGGAATTACAGTCCATGCTCAGCACAGCGCTGAACCTCATGGAGCGCGTGCTTCAGATCACGGCGCAGGAGACGGGTGCGGCAGCATCCCACTACCAGAGCAAGGAGGAGGTAGTAACGGTGAGAAACTCCGGGGACAGCCGGTTGCGATTCACGAGCTCGTCCATCGACGCAGGGCGCGACGCGTGGATGCAGCAACTCGTCGAGGCGAACCGGGCTTATCGGGATGACGAAGTGACGGCACAGGTGTCGGACAACACGCCGGGGTTGGACAAGATTTTGTTCGAGATGGGATTCAAGATCACCGGCGACGGTCCGTACAAGAAGCTGGTGGTTGGAAGGAAGTCGAGCATCCCCTACGTCGCGTTTGCGCGAACCAACGTGGATCCGAGCGAGAGCAATGATGCGCAGGCCGCGCAGGCCATCATGCAAGGCGTTCAAGTCATCGCATCCAATGCGGAATTCACGGCTGCCGTCGGCGTGAAGCGAATCATAAAAATGCTCGAACACGTCGTCAAATTGACCGGCGGGCCCGACGACTACGACTTGACCTCCGAATCTCCCGACCAGCAAGTGTCACCGGCGATCCTTCAGCAGATTGCGCCGATCCTCCAGCAGTTAAAGCAAACAATTGAGCAAGGCATCACTGAGAATGTCGCCAAGCCGGCCGCCGAGAGCGCAGCGAAGCAGGAGCAGGAGATTCAGCAGCTTCAGGAAACCGTCAAGCAACTCGAAGGCATTTACGCCCTCGCAAAGAACGCGAGCGATAAGGCGAATGTGAAAGCTGCGGAGACCGCTCAAAAGATTCAACTCGACGCGCAGGTGGCGCAGGCGGAGCAGCAGCGGCTCAATGAGGCCCAGATAGCCGAGCAGCAGAGGCTCGATACCGAGCACCATGCCCAGTTGGCGCGCGACGCTGAAAAGGCGCAGTTGGACGTCAGCATCGCCAGCACAAAAGCCGCGGTTGACGTTCAAAACAAGCAAGTCCTCGCGGCAGCCAATGCCGATGCTGCGCGAGTTAAAGCGGATGCTGCGGCGAGTGCGAAGCGAAAGACGGCGAAAGCTTCCGCCAAAACTGGCGACTCCTCATCATAATTCCCTTGCCGCTCCGTGAGATTGGGTGCATATCCAAATTGATGATTGAGTTGATTCGAGAACGTCTCGCCGCCCCACAAGAAGCCAAGCTGCGTCAATGGCTTGCCAAACCAGAAGCCGACCTGCTCCGAAAAGTCCTCGCCGCTGAATGCCAGTTCGCTCAAAGCGCCGCGCTTCAACAGGCGCTTCACGCCAAATCCGGAGATGTGAGCGACCTACTGTCTCGCGCCGAGATGGATACAGCCGCCGAATACGACACAGCTTTGAAGATTATTGAGGCCGCCATCACCAAGCCGATCGAAGAACACTTTCACATTGCGAGACTGAAAACCACCACCGACAATGCCAACACCACAAACGAACCCACCGATTGACCCAGCCAAGGTAGCCGCAGAAGCCGAGGCGAAGAAAAGGGCCGGCGAGAAGCCGCTCGGTGAAGATTCGCCGTCAGCCAAATTCATGCGCGAGGTCGTTGGCGTTCAGCCGAAGAAGGTTGATCCGAAGAAGAAGCCGGACCCAGAGGATGGAGGCGAGCCCGAGCCGAAGCCGGCACCAAAGAAGAAACCTGCCGCGCCGCCAGCGCCAGTCATCGACGAGGATAAGCTCGGAGCCGCAATCGGCCGGAGTCTTGCTGGCCACTCGAAAAGCGATGCCGCTGAGAAAGCCGAGCGCGCTCAAGCCGAGCAGAATAAGCCGGCGCTGACGGCAAAAGAGGAGAAGGAGGCGCGCCGCATCGCCGTACTTGAGCGCATGGAGACCGCGAACCCGGAGCGCTACAAAGGTCTGTCCGGCCGCTACAAAACAAATCAGGCGACCCTCAAGAGCCGTGTGACCACTTGGGAGAAGGATCACCCGGGAGAGAGCTATGCGGACATGCTGGAGGCTTACGAGGCCGACCCTGATAGCCATCCGGAATTCGCTGAGGAGGCCAAATTCGCAGACGACCTCGAATCGCAAGCCGAGTGGGATGACGAGGATTACGAGGATGCCCGGGTCGATTTGCGCGCCGATAAGAAGCTGGAGGAGAAGCTTGCGCCGCGCGAGGCCAAGCTCGACGAACGACTTTCAGAGGTCGAGCGCGCGGAGGCGGTGCGCAATTCAGCGCGCGAACTCGCCGACGTGGCGTATGCCGCCGGCAACGATTGCTGGAAGGCGCTTGGAGACGAATTCTCGGAAGTCGTGAAGAAGGACGGATCCATCAACCTCGAAGCCCTTTCAGCGATCAACAAAGCCGACCCCGTGAAGCACGATATTGTTGTGAGCGCCGCGAAGTTTGCAGAACTGGGCGCCAT